ACAATCTTTATGATCGTCTGGCATCACGCTATACACGCGCACTTGCACGTTCTATGGCACACACCAAGCAGGTTAAAGCTGCCTCTGTTCTTAACAACGCCTTCAACTCAGCATTTGCTGGTGGCGACACTAAAGAACTTTGTGCAACTGACCACCCGCTTACAAACGGTGGCACATTCGCCAACGAGCCAGCAGTAGCTGCTGACCTGAATGAGACCTCACTTGAGGACGCACTCATCAGCATCGCTGGTTTCACTGACGAGCGTGGCTTGATCATTGCCCTTAAAGGCATGAAGCTGATCATTCCTCGCCAGTTGCAGTTCATTGCCGAGCGTCTGCTTGTTTCAAACCTACGGGTTGGAACTGCCGACAACGACATTAACGCAATCAAGTCTTCTGGTCTGTTGCCTGAAGGTTATGTAGTCAACGACTACCTGACTGACTCAGACGCATTCTTCATCAAGACTGATGCGCCAAACGGCTTCAAGCACTTTGAGCGTATGGCTTTGTCAACTGGAATGGATCCAGACTTCGACACAGGCAACATGCGGTTCAAGGCTCGTGAGCGTTACAGCTTCGGCTTCAGCGATCCACGCGCAGTGTTCGGTTCACCGGGCGCATAAGCGTAGACACAAAGATATTAAAGGGCGGCTATTCAGTCGCCCTTTTTTATTGTATAATAGGTTATCCCTGACAGCCACATGGTGTGGCTGACACTAGCCACGACAGGAGATCTAAATGGCTCTTTCTACTTTTTCAGGACCAGTACGTTCAAACGCTGGATTCCAAATTCCCGTTGTAACCACTGCAAATCTGCCAGCTTTTGGCGATGTTGCTGTTGGAACAGCTTATATGGTCAGCGACAACGGCGTGGGCAACAACGAGTATTGCATCGTAATCAACACAGGTGCTGCTTGGGTAACTGCTGTTGGTGCTGCTCTTAGCTAATAGGAGGTTCAGATGGCTGGTCCATTAAAAGCCTATTCAGCTACAGCGACAGGTGATGTCGGCCCCGGTCGATCTCGTTTACGCTCTGTTGGCTGTTACATTGCTTCGGGTGTAGCTTCGTTTACGCTAAAAAACGGCTCCGCGTCAGGAGAGACTCTGCTTACTCAGACTCTTCCCGCTGGATACAATGAAGTATATATCCCCGATGATGGCATTATTGCCACTGAGGGTGTTCATGTTTCTGCGATCAGCGGCTCGACAACGCTGACCATTTTCTTGGCATAAAAAAAATGCCTGTCCACGAGATAAGATCCATAAGTCAGGTTGGAACGGTTGAGCCGTTTAACTTGCAGGTTGCTCGTGGGCAGATCCCCGGTCACAAACTTAAATTTAAGTTCGGCAACAACCCGGCGGTAAGCAACACAGAAGAGACCATCTGGGCAGAAGGTGGTCTATACGTTTACCCAACTTCAGCAACACAGATGACTGTTTCAAGCTCTAGTGCTAATGACGCTGCGGCAGGGACAGGCGCGCGGACAATTAATATTCAAGGTCTTGACGCAGACTACAACGAGATCTCTGAGGATATTATCCTTAACGGACAAACCCCTGTTACCACTGTTAACTCTTATCTTCGCATAAATCGCGGAATTGTCTTAACGGCTGGCTCTGGCGGGAAAAACGCAGGCATCATCCGCGCTGGAACAGGCACTGTAACATCTGGCGTTCCTGCAAATGTTTTTTTAAGTATTGACGGAGATGGCGATAATCAGACTTTGATGTGCTTATGGACTGTTCCTGCGGGGTACACAGCTTTCTTGGTGCAGACCAACGTATCAACAGGCAATTCCTCAAACACTCAAGCGCTTTTAAAGACGACTATCGTAGCCCGCCCCCACGGCGGCGTGTTTAATACGCAAGAACGTATTACTTTGGTGAACGGCAACCAGTTGCAGGGCTATAACTTCCCGTTACGGTATACAGAAAAGACAGACATTGAGGTTCGCGCTAAATCAACTTCTAATGTCACGTTTGACTGTTCAGCTTCTTTGGAATTTATTTATATAAAGAATGATTCGAGGTTGTAATGGCGACAAGAAAGAAGAAATCTGTTAATCTATCAGTTAAGCGTGGCGAAAAGCTGCCAGCATCTAAAGGCGCTGGATTAACGGCAAAAGGCCGGGCTAAGTATAACCGAGCCACAGGCTCAAAACTAAAAGCACCACAGCCGGGTGGTGGTAAGCGCAAGAAATCTTACTGTTCAAGATCAGCCGGGCAAATGAAGATGCACGGTATTAGTTGTAGCAAAACCCCTAAAAAGCGTATTTGCGCTGCGAGAAGAAGATGGAAGTGCTAATGGACAACAAACTTATCGCCGGAGCGATGCTGGCTTTTCTAGGTTGGCTTGGGATTTCAATTATGGATTTAAAAACCGACACGGCAGTTATCGCTGTGAAGGTAGACAAAAACCACGAGATACTAACTGTCTTGTGGGGTGATTTCTTGGAGAAAAAAAATGGCAATCTCGCGAGGTTCGATGTCCAAGCAAGTAAGTAAAGGTGGGTCGAAGGATGCATGTTACAGCAAAGTTAAGCGCCGTTATAAGGTCTTCCCGTCAGCGTATGCAAGCGGGGCAATCGCCAAGTGCCGTAAAGTCGGTGCAGCCAACTGGGGAAACAAAACAAAGAAAGCAGCAGGCGGGACATACAAGTACCGCACAACCAAATTATATTGATAGTGGGCAAGTAACACTGAAGCCGTGGTAGAATTCTTGCTAACAGTTTACTTGGGAAGTCAACTAATAGATCAAACACAGCGGTTCGCGGACATAGATAGGTGTATCTATTTTGCTGAACGGTTATCACAGCAGCCATCGGTGCCTATAACTGACGGAAGGAGGGCCAAAATAGTAGCTATTTGTAAACCTATACCAAAGAGGTAGATATGGAACCAATTTCGACAGCGTTAGCAGGGATTGCTTTAGTTAAAAGCGCTGTTGATGGTATAAAGGCCGTAATAGGAACTGCCAATGATATAGGTGATATAGCTCATCAGATTGATGCTTTGTTTACGGGGCAGAAGCAGGTTAACGAAGCCAGAAATAAAAAGTCCGGCGTAGGAATAACCGATCAATTTGGTGTAGATAGTGTAGCTCGTGAAGTCATAGACGCGAAGATAGCCGCTGAAAAACTACAAGAGGTGGCTACTATGGTGGATATGAGATTCGGCCCGGGGACTTGGAAAGGTATTTTAGAAGAACGACAGAAACGCATACAACAAGCAAAGGAAGCAGCCGCAGAAGCAAGACGGCAAAAGCTACAAGAGGCAAGAGAATTTGAAGAACTAATAAAACAGATTGTGCTTGTTTCTACAGTTGTTGTTGCGACGATTGGTTTCTTTGTACTTCTGTTTACAATTATTTTGTAGATATGGATGAGATATGGCAGTACGAAAGACTAAAAAGGGAGCGGCCCTCAAGAGGTGGTTCAAAGAAGAGTGGAAGGATGTTCGCACCGGGAAGGCGTGTGGGCGTAGCAAAGGAGAAAAACGGGGTACTCCATATTGCCGCCCCTCCAAGCGCGTATCTTCTAAGACCCCTAAAACATCCAAAGAAATGACAGCCGCTGAAAAACGTAGTAGAATATCCCAGAAGAAAAGACTAGGTCAGCCAGCAGGTAAGCCGCGTCGTGTTAAGTCATTGAAAAGGAAAAAGTAATGTCAAATTGTTCTCCTAGAAAAGCTATGGGTGGTGCGATGTCTATGCCTACTCGTAATAGCAAAGGCCCTATGCGGAATCGTTTTAAAATGGGCGGCGGTAACTTCCCTGATTTGAGCGGTGACGGTAAGGTTACGCAAAAAGATATTTTGATGGGCAAGGGCGTAGTAAAAAAAGGCTACGGCGGCATGCATAAGAAAGGCAAGTAGATGGCAACCTCGGGTTCAAGAGACTTTGACCTAGATGTAGCAGACATCATCGAAGAGGCGTATGAGCGGTGCGGCATAGAAGTTCGCACGGGTTACGACTCTAAAACTGCTCGTCGTTCTCTAAACCTGATGTTCGCTGACTGGGCTAACCGAGGTCTTAACTTATGGACAGTTAAGCAGGGTACACAGGCACTAACGCAAGGCACAGCTACATATACTTTTACAGCAGACTATGCCGACCTTCTCGAAGTAGTGGTCCGTAGAAGCGGTATAGACTATGAGCTAGATCGTATGTCTCGTGGTGACTATTTAACTCTGCCCAACAAGACTACCGAGGGTAGACCAAGCCAGTATTATTTCAATCGGCAAGTTAGTCCTGAAATCACACTATGGGCAACGCCGGATAATTCAACTGACACTTTGGTGTATTATTATGTGCAGCGCATGGATGATGCAGACACTATGATTAATACAACAGATGCCCCCTTCCGTTTCCTGCCTTGTATGGTTGCTGGGTTGGCATACTATCTTGCAGTTAAAAGAGCCCCAGATCGCATTCAACTTCTGAAGGCATTGTATGAAGAAGAGTTCCAACGCGCAGCGGACGAAGATTCTGATCGTGTACCTTTAAAACTACAGCCTAGTATTTCTTATCTTAGGGTTAACTAATGGCACGATATGCATCAGGTAAAAAAGCTTGGGGATATTCAGATCGTTCTGGATTTCGCTATCGCTTGGCTGAAATGATGACTGAATGGTCTGGTGCAAAAGTAGGCCCTGATGAGTATGAGGCAAAACATCCACAGCTTGAGCCAGTAAGACCCGGCCCAGATCCGCAGGCTTTGTACAAACCTCGCCCCGACCAGCGCACTGAGGTTCCTGTAGAAAACCTTTTGTCCTTAAATCCGTTTCAGTCTGGGGCGCAGGGATCTTCTGTGGTTACTGTCATAGAAATGGATCATGGCAGAACAACAGGAGATATCGTTCGGTTTAGGGAAACCGCTAGCTTTGACGGTATTACTCAAGCTGTACTTGAGCTTTCGACCGGGTATACAATAACTGTAATAGATGCTAATACATATTCAATCACAGTGGCGGCTACAGCCACAAACGGAAATCAACGTGGTGGCGGTGGCTCGGCTACAGCAGGCCCAGTAACGTTGGGGGTTTAAATGGCTTATACATACGCTACGCTAACACAGGCAATTCAGGATTATACGCAGAATAACGAAACCACTTTCGTTGCGAATATAGACAACTTCATTCAGAACGCAGAAGAGCGGATTCTAAAGGAAGTAGATCTAGACTACTTTAGATCTAATGCTGGTGGCACTATGACCTCTGGCAACAAATATCTACAGATGCCCGTAGATTATCTCGCTTCTTTTTCTGTTGCCTTTACAAATTCATCAGGTGAACAGGTCTTTTTACTACAGAAAGACGTAAACTTTGTTCAGGATTTTAACCCTGATCCTACTGTAGTTGGTGAGCCGCGATACTACGCCCCCTTTGATTATCAGAACTTTATTCTGGGGCCAACTCCGGATGATAATTATCAGACTGAAATACATTATTATTATAGGCCGCAGTCAATAGTCTCTGCTGGTACGACTTGGCTTGGAGACAACGCTCCGAACGCGCTACTGTTTGGATCTCTTATAGAGGCTTATATTTTTATGAAGGGTGAGCAGGACGTAATTCAGTTCTATAATACTCGATACCGAGAGTCTTTAGCTAGGCTAAAGAACTATGGCGAAGCCAGAGAGAATTCGGATGCATATCGGCAGGGGCTGGTAAATATTCCGCAGACATAAGGAGGAACTATGTCTAAGAAGGAGGAGGCTCTAAGTCCTTTTTTAGGGCTTGAGGGGAAGAACATTGCTATTGTCGGGCTGGGATCTACATATGCTGACTATGTGGCAGCCCGTGTTAATTCTACGCAGTTTGACGAAGTATGGGGAATCAACAGCATCGGCGGCATAATTCATGTTGACCGCACTTTTATGATGGATCCTGCCTCTAGGTTTTTAGATGATGTTAAAGCAGGCACTCAAACAGGAATTGGACAAGAGTTTTTACTAGAGACTCCTTTAAAAGGGCCGATTTATTCGTGCTGTTTAGATGATAGAGTCCCGGAGCTAGTTGAGTATCCTCTTACCGAGGTTGTTCGAGATTTGGGTTACGCTTATTTTAACAACACTGTCGCGTATGCTTTAGCCTTTGCTATTGTATCTAAAGTCGCAAAGATAAACTTGTTTGGAATAGACTTTAGTTACAGGCAGAATGTGAGCTTTGCAGAAGCTGGAAGAGCCTGTTGTGAGTTTTGGTGTGCTATTGCGTTAACCAAGGGTATTGTAGTAGAGACCGCAAAGCGCTCTGGGTTTTTAGACACAAATGTGCCAGCTAACGAAAAGTTGTACGGCTACCACAGGCTAGAAGATCCTTTAGTTCAGTTGATTAACGGTGACCAACTAATGATTGTTAGGCAGTCTGAGTATCAGGCCAAAGAAGAAAGCACTCAGCTTTTATCCCCAGAACCTTTGGATGGGAAAGACGGGATTGTTTTTGGAAGACACGACATACCGGGGGTAACATACAATGATTAGTGTTAGCGGTGCTTTTGAAGTAGGTAGTATTAGTGTGACGACCTCTGACGACGGGGGTCTGTCTAGCGAACAAATAGCGGAGCTTGCTAGGCGAAAAATCTTGTACATATCTGAGAACGCCCCTCCTGCAATAAAAGAGCAAGCAGAGGCTTTTTCTGATAAAGTAGAGCAGATTGTGCTTCACTATCTTAACTTGGCGAAGCGGGAAGAACGTGCTACTATATGTCAGACTTTGCGTAAGGCAGGTCATACAGACATTGCTGAATATATCAGGAGATTATAATGGCGATTACCCAAGCAATGTGTACTTCTTTTAAGTCGCAACTTCTGACAGGTACACATGACTTTACAAATGGTACAGGCAATGCTTTTAAGCTTGCTCTTTTTGCTGTCGGCGGCGGCGGTAAAGCTTCAACTACAGCGACACTTGGTGCTACCACTACTGCTTTTGCCACGACCGGGGAAATTGCCTCAAGTGGGTCTTATACTACCGGCGGCGGTGCGCTAACAAATGTTACCCCATCTGTTGACGGTACAACTGCAATCACAGACTTTGCTGATCTAAGCTTTACGACAGCTACAATCACTGCCCGTGGGGCACTGATTTATAATTCATCGGCCACAAACGCTGCTGTTGCTGTTCTAGACTTCGGTTCCGATAAGACATCTACAACTGGAACCTTTACGATTCAGTTTCCTACTGCGGACGCTTCTAACGCTATTATCCGTATTGCCTAAATAACGGAGCGTACCTATGGCCCTTGTGCTTGCTGACAGAATAAAAGAGACCACTGCCACTACAGGCACTGGAACCCTTACGCTTACAGGGGCGCAAGCTGGTTTTCAGTCGTTTGCGTCTGTGGGCGACGGTAATACGACGTACTATGCAATACAGCATACCGTTCTAAACGAGTTTGAAGTCGGGATCGGGACGTATACATCCTCTGGAACAACACTTTCTAGAGACACTGTTTTAGCTTCTTCAAATGCTGGTAGCTTAGTAAACTTTTCTTCTGGTGTGAAAGTTGCTTTTGTAACTATCCCAGAATCTGCTTCCGTTTATGAAGATGAATCAGACAATGTAACTGTAGCTGGTAAGATTACAGTTGGTACAGGCCCCACTGCTCAACTTGATGTAGCTACAAAAGCATATGTCGATGCGGCCACAGCAGCCTCTATTCACATTCACGATGCTGTTCGGGTTGAAAAAGAGGGTAATCTCACCGCAACTTATAACAACGGCACTGCCGGTGTAGGCGCGACGCTTACCAACTCTGGTACACAAGCTGCGCTTGTTATTGACGGTATAACACTTAACACAAGTGATCGTGTCTTAGTATATGAACAGACAGATCAAACGCAAAACGGTGTTTATGTAGTTACAGACACTGGTTCTGTTTCCACCAATTGGGTTCTTACTCGCTCTTCAGATGCAAATACTTCTGGTGATAATGACGCTAACTCTTTAGACGAAGGTTCTTATTTCTACGTCCAAGAGGGTACGGCTGGCGCGGGTGAGTCTTATGTTTGTAACGTATCAGGTGCTATTACCTTCGGTACTACAAATATTACGTTTGCACAGTTTGCGGCAACGCCGGAGTTTACTGGCGGTACAAACATCGATGTAACTGGTCAGACGATTTCTCTTACAGGGACCGTTGACGAGACTAATGGCGGCACTGGTAACAATTCGTACACCCTTGGCGATACGCTTTATTCTTCTGCCTCAAACACCCTTGCTAAACTTGCGGGCAATACAACCACAACCAAACAGTATCTTAGTCAAACAGGAGACGGTGCAAACTCTGCTGCTCCATCTTGGGATGAGATAAATCTTGGAACGGACACGGCTGGTGACTTTATCGCGACAGGCGCTGTTAGCGGCGTGGGTCTTTCTGGCTCTGCTTCTGGCGAAGGTTCTACCTTTACTGTTACCTCAAACGCTACAAACGCAAACACAGCAAACACTATTGTTTCCCGTGACGCCTCCGGGAACTTCTCTGCGGGTACAATAACAGCGGGTATTAGTGGTAACGCAAGCACTGCAACAACTTGGCAAACAGCCCGAAGCTTAACGCTTTCTGGCGACGTTACTGGAACGGCTACTGGAATCAATGGATCTGGAAACATTGCTGTTACCACTACTATTGCGGCGAACTCCGTTGCTCTTGGTACGGACACCACTGGCAACTACGTTGGCACATTAGCCGAAGGCACCGCGATTGATATTAGCGGTGGCACTGGTGAAGGCGTTACGAACACAATTAGCATTGATCTCAATGAACTTGCTACGTCAACAACTAACACTGACGGTGATTATTTTGTTGTGGTTGATAGCGCAGATGGCTCTCAGCATAAGCTGACAAAAGGAAATATCGCTCTCTCTGGGATGAATAATGATTCTGGGTGGACATCTAATGTTGGAGATATTACGGGTGTTACCGCTGGAAGCGGTCTTACAGGTGGCGGCTCGTCAGGTTCTGTAACACTGAATGTTGGCGCAGGTACAGGTGTTACCGTTGCTGCTGACACAGTGTCTATCGGACAGGCAGTTGCTACATCCTCAAATGTACGGTTCAACAGCATCGGCGTAAATACTGCTGGCTCTGGCACCGCCGGGCAAATTCGTGCCACAGGCGACATAGTTTCCAACTATTCAGATGGCAGGCTAAAAACCATTGAAGGAAATATTCCCGATGCTTTAGCAAAAGTTAAATCTATTGGTGGATATTACTTTACGGAGAACCAGACAGCAAAAGATCTGGGATATGACAACGACGACCAGCAAGTAGGTGTTATTGCTCAAGAGGTTCAAGCAGTTCTTCCGCAGGTTGTAAAACAAGCACCGATTGATGATAAGTATCTAACAGTACAGTACGAAAAGTTAGTACCACTTTTAATTGAAGCTATAAAAGAGCTAGAGGCCCGCGTAGCAGAACTGGAGGCATAACATGTCTTTAGCTAGCTCTTCTATTGCAGAAGCCGCCATTGCAGGAGATTCCGGCGGTGGAATTGCGGTAGCCAGCGTATCTGGTCTTTCCTCTACGGCATCTTTAGGTGGCGTAGTTGCTTCAGCGGGCGCTATAGTTCAGGCTACGGGTGTTTCTGCTACAACAAATCTAGGGCAGGTTACTGCGGCAGCGCAGTTTATTGCTTTGATTACTGGTGCTGAAGCGATTGCAAGCCTTGGATTAGTCGCAGTTGACGCTGGATCAATTGTGACCACTACAGGTCAGGGGGCAACAACAAGTCTTGGATCAGTAACAGTTGACGCTGGTGTTGTAGCGATACCACTAGGTCTTGACGCTGACGCTGATCTCGGTAGTCTATCTATTACAGGTAGTGCGTCGGTTAGCCTAACCGGTGAATCATCTGTAGCAAGTGTCGGCACTGTAGAGGCTATTCCGAGCATTGAGGTTCTTGTAACGGGTGTACAAGGCACCTCTGCAATAGGAACGGTTGCCATCGACGCGGGTGCTGTAGTATTATGTGCTGGTGTTAATGCGTCTACCACGCTTGGAAACTCTAATGTTTGGGGCAGAATTGTTCCTAATCAGGTAGCTAACTGGACTACCCTATAGCTGCATAAGGTGAATTAAATGGCTTCTACATATACTAGCAACAGTGGCATAGAAAAGCCCGGCTCTGGAGAACAGGCCGGAACTTGGGGGGCAACTGCTAACAAAAACTTTGATATCATCGACAGAGCAATTAACGGAATTGGCTCCATTACACTTTTTGGCACAACTCATACTCTGGCTACAACAGATGGTGCCTTGTCCGACGGTCAGTATAAAGTTTTAATTGTAGGCGGTACTCCCTCCGGCACCAACACAATCACGATTTCTCCTAACGATCAGGACAAGCTTTACTTTGTAAAAAATGCTTCTGGTGAATCAATTATTTTCACACAAGGTAGTGGTTCAACTGTAACTGTACCTAACGGTTTCTCTTCAATTATCTATGCTGACGGTGCTGGTGCTGCGGCAGCCGTATCAGATTTCAGCACTATATTGAATTTACCGACTTTCCTTAATAATATTGTAGAGGATCTGACTCCGCAATTAGGTGGAAATTTGGACGTTAATGGGCAGGAAATAGTCTCTGCAAGCAGCGGTAATGTTGTTGTTAATCCAGATGGAACAGGCCATATTCTGCTTCAGGCTGCGACGCAAATAACAGGTAATACAACGCTAGAAGGTGACGCAATTCCCGACACGGATGGAACTCGAGACCTAGGGGCTGATACTACCAGATTTGCAAATGTGTATGCGGACAACTTTGTCTCTGGCGATATGGTTCTAAATAACGTAGGAAGACCCTATACAAATAATATTGATGGAACACAGGGGTGTTGGAGAATTCAGGAGGGTGATGAAAACCTGTTTATTATTAATGAAGTAAATGGTAAGAAGTATAAGTTTTTAATTCAGGAGGTGTAACAAAAATGAGTAAGGGGCCAGACATGGATCACTATATTGGTGTGTTCGATAATGTGATTACTGAAGACGACTGCACTAGACTAATCAATAGGTTTGAGAACATAAACAACAATGCTTCTTTCTTAACCTCTGATGGCTCTCATCAATTCGGGAGTAGCTTGGGTAGAAAAGATCAATCTCTGTTCTTTGAAAGAGTAACTCCACAAGACGCTGGATTTATTCAGGGAGCTGTTGGAAATTGTATGGAAGCCTACACTAAGACCTACATAGGTCTTCAGGGGGAAAAATTAATTTCTGAAACATGTAAGGTGCAAAGGACCCCGCCTAGTGGTGGATATCATGTTTGGCATTCGGAACACAGCGGTGATCATGGGTCCATGCGACGGGCTGCGGTATGGATTTTATATCTATCCACTCATCACGGCTCCGGAGAGACAGAGTTTTTACAGCAAGGCATAAGGGTTGCGCCACAGGCTGGAAGAGTGGTAATATGGCCTGCAAGCTACACACATCCGCATCGCGGAAATCCTGTGTATGGCGACGCAGATAAGTATATTGCTACGGGTTGGTACGAACATTACTACGATGTTCTGGATAAGGCTAAAGGGTAAAAAAATGAGATCTTATGCTCTTATAGAAAATGGGGTATGCACGAATACAGTTGTTGCCGAGGCGGCCTTTGTTGAAAGTGTCGATGATGATTATGTTTTGTTGTCAGAAAACAGCCTTGTTGCAATAGACTGGACGTACGATGCTGCTACAAGAACTTTTACGGAACCCGACGCGGAATTACTGGCACCTGAAGACATCGTGACCGAACTGGCTGCCACAGAGATATAAAACAGAAGAATAGGAGATCATTTAGTGGCATATTTAATTGGTAATACTACGGTTATCACTAACAACGCTGCGTTAGGTGCTGTTGACGGTAACAGTCTAAATCTAGCTAACAACAATAACCTTAGTGCTGGTGGCGCGTCGTTTTCAACTATTACGAGTAGCCAGAACACCAGTGTTGCTGGTTCAACCTTTGCGTATCTTTTTGTTGTTGGTGGTGGCGGTGGTGGCGCTCGCGGCCCCAACTCTCCTAGCCCCCCTTATGCATTTACTGGCTATGCTGGTGTGACAACTATGTCTATTGTTGACGTTTCTGGTGGTGGAAATGCTACATACACTATCGGTAGTGGCGGAAACGGGGGGGCGGTAAGCCCGGGTCCTGTGACGGGTGGTAACCCCGGAGGTTCAAGTAATTTTACCTATCCCGGTACGAATTTAGTGGCCAACCAACATAACACTGCGGCTGGTGGTTCACGAGCGGGCGCTGACACTGACCCGAAAGCGCCAACAGTGCCGAGCATGAACCCGTTACAGGCTTTCTTTAATGTTAGAATGAATTCAGGATACGGCGAGAGCTCAACTAACTTGGCTTCAGTTAATGCTAGAACCTCCTATTTTGATCCGTTTGGCAGCGGCGGTAACGATCAAGCCGCGGGTACAGCCGGGTGTATAAAACTTTTAGGCTTTTAAGCTATGCTACCCTTTCAAGCAGCGCCTTTATTACCTAAGTTTTCATATAGGGAACAAGGTAAGACATACGAAACGTACCACCCAGCGGTTGGTGACATTCAAACACATTTGGAAGCCGCTGGTCCTGAAGTTCTTTTTGCATTAAGAACAGATCAGATGATTAAAGATGGTGTAGAGGAAGCCGCTTCTCAGCCCCACGACATTAATTATCAAGGAACATGGGAAGACGCATTTCTGTATAACGGCTATGAAAACGGTAAATATCGTTTTATGACTGGTTTTTTTTTACAGAATATTCAGGAACGTGGCTTTAAATATAGCAGCAGTTATCACAACAAGTCTGTCAGAAACCCTAAACTAGGGAACAATTGGATTGTGTTTGCGATGTGGTACAATGATCAAAACTGTATCCCTGATAAAGACATAATGGGAGAAAAAGTGATCATGGGGGTGACTAACCCTAGATTGTATTTACCAGATGTGGTAATAAAAATGTTGGATATGGAGTTTGGTTACGACATGGAAAGAACGAGGCACAGATGATTAACCAAGTGGAGGAGCTAATAGGTGGTGA